CTCGACGATGATGGACGCCCCATCGAACCAGACTTTTACATGCCCACCTTACCTATGGTTCTGGTGAATGGAACGGAGGGTATCGGTACGGGTTTCAGTTGCTACGTACCTCCATTCAACCCCAAAGATATCAAGGAGAACATCAAGAGAACTTTGGAAGGTGAAGACCTCATCGAGATGAAACCGTGGTTTAGAGGTTTCAAGGGACGTGTCTACAAGGATGACGCCGGTCTATGGATCACAGAGGGTATTTACAGGGACACTGGTTCCAGACTCAAAGTCACTGAGCTTCCACCCGGGAGGTGGACCCAGGACTACAAGGAATACCTGGACACACTTATGGAAAAGAAGATCATCAATAGCTACACGAACAACAGCACCACGGAGGATGTGGATTTTGAGATTTTTGGCTACACTGGGAAGGACTTGGTGAAGGACCTCAAGATGAAGAAGACATTCCATACATCGAACATGCACCTCTTCCACCCGACTCGGGGCATCCACAAGTATGCGAATGCTGAAGAGATTCTCAAAGACTTTGTGGAACTCCGTTTGGAACACTACAAGAAGCGAAAAGCACACCTTGTAGATGTGTTACAGAAGAAAGCTGTGATGTGTAGCCACAAGTCGAAGTTTGTCTCCATGGTCATAGAAGGGGACCTTGTGGTGTTCAAGAAAAAGAAGAAGGACTTGGAGGCTGAGATGTCCCAGACGTTTCCGAAAATTGAGGGAAACTACGACTACCTCCTCAACATCAAGACGGTGCAGTATACCGAGGAGTCTGTGGCCTCCCTCCTCAAGGAGGCTAAAGACGCGAACGAAGATTTGGAGCGTATAATGAAAACCAGTCACCTCACAATGTGGAAAATGGATATTAAAAATATATAAACAATAGTAAGTATGGGTGAAGCTGCTAAGATTTCCCTCAATGCTATTGGAAAACAGGACACCCACCTGCTTTCCAAAGACCCAGAAGAATCTTTCTTTAATTACGAAGCTCCACTAAAACACTCTGAGTTTAGAAAATATCATAGAAGTCACCAAGTTGTCAATAAAGGACAAATAGCTGGGTGGCCATTCGGGGAAACTGTTAAAGTTCAATTCAATCCAACCAATATGGGTGATTTATTGAGCAACATGTGGTTGAGTATCACGATGCCAGCGCTAAGTTCGGGAGAAAATTACGCAGATCAGTTGGGTAGACACATACTCAAAAGTGTCACTATGTTTGTTGACGAACTGGAGATTGAAAAATTACATGACGATTGGGGAATTATATACGATGAACTGTATTTAGAAATGTCTGAGAAAGTTGCCAATAGATTTCTTGTAAACAGAAACATAGGATATGATCAAACTCCCGACGTGGCAAATCCCGTGATCGCACAAAGTAAAGCCGACATAGTTATACCCCTCCACTTTTTCTTTTCGAGGAAATATGCCAGTGATGAATATTCCTCAAATAAACCAAATCGCCCATACTTCCCCCTATGTTCCGCGTATAAACAAAAACTTACATTTGAACTGGAATTCCATAAGGAATCATTCTTCTCAAACACAACCCAAAATTTAGAAATATCTTCATTTGACATCGTAACTGAAGAGATTACCGTTAGTGCGGAAGAAAAAATCTTTTTATTAAAGGAAAGACAAACTTTAATCACAGATCTAGTCAGAAAACACCCCTCTACCATAAGTGTCATTGGTGAAAATACAATCAAGACTAATCTTGTACCCAACATTCCAGTCAAATGTTTACATTGGTTTCTCAGGAATACGTCATTTGAGGATGAAAATGTATCAACAGATGCATGGGGTTTTAACGCGTCAAATGCTGAAACGTATGCGTATCAGAATAGATTCAATTTTTCATCTAACGCAGCCTTCATACACCAAGAATCTATTTTTAACCCCATAATGGAATCTACGTCATTATCTATAGATGGATTTAAACTACCAAATCTCTTAGACACGGGGCATATATATTATAAATATCTCGTTCCATCAAGAAATAGATTAGCTAGACCTTATAGGAACATATATACATACAGTTTCTCGATGAATCCGATCAATGTGGAACCATCGGGAAACTTTGATTTTAGTGAAATTAAATCAGACAAAACCTCAATAGAAGTAAAGTTGGATACAACCCCTATAAACCCGGTGTACAGACAAGCGGTTGATGTGTCCTCAAACACATATTCCCTAAATATGTATTATACGGGGTATCAAACCTTCACATTTGAAAAAGGATTTATGTCAATTGCTTATTAAATAAAAACCCGCGGTTATCACTAATGTAATCGATTATATTGTTTTTGATACACCATTTGATGAAATTTAACTGAGCAAGTGTCGTTTGAATTTCATGAGATGTTCCTGGGATTGTATATGGAAATTTTGTGGACCTACAAAAAGGGTCAAATAATTTTTTACTGTATCCATCTAGGCTAGACTTATAAGCACAGTGAACGGTGAAAAATTTACCATCCTTGGTCGTGTATGATGTGTTATGTTTTTTTGCATAATTTGTAATAAACCATTCCAAATTACGGAGAGATATTCCCGTCGTCTTATCTAGAATGTTCAATAGTTTAGTTTTATTCTTCTCTTCGGTGTAAAATGTATTTATAGATGATAGCAGAATGTCGGATTTACTCATTGTTAAACATATGATTAATATCTATAAGCCCTTTATATTTATTACAGGCTGGACAAGTTTTAAGAAACATTATTTCATTTCCGTGTGTATGTTCAGGTTCACTGGTTAGAACCCGTTGCCTGATTTTTTCACCCTGTTCTTTATGATGTCTACAATATCCATTGTGGATGGCCTTAAACATACATCTTCGTCCGTCACTTTTTTGCCCTTTACATAAAGTAACTGAACATATATCTGGAAGATCCCTTAATAAAATATTGAGAGATATTCCATGCTTTTTTGAAATTGTATCCGCGTATTCATTAAATAGTGTGTTCATTCTCTCATTCAGTTCTTCTTCTATCAGTTCAACGATTTTATCTGGAATACTCATCTCTTATACTATTATAGCTCGTAGTTTTTAAATACGTCTTCAACACTAACACTTTTTTTAATTCTATATTCTTTAATACGTTCTCGTAAATCCAATACTTTACCAGTGTCATCCAAATTTAATTTTTTACATTCCTCAATCAATTGTTCTTTTTTCATACCAGTCAACGAGGGTTCCTTTTTCTTCTTCGGTGGTTTGTGTTGATCAATGATTTCACCAAAAATTTCTTGTTTGGTGTTTTCAAATAAGGGTTCGAGTAAATCGCACACAGGATTTAAAAATTTGTTTTGGAAATAATAGTGATAATCCACAGGAATATCCTGTTCTTCAACAAACTTCGGATCTTCCGATTTTTCGAAAGCTCTAGCTTTTGGATCTCCCGTCTTTGTGAGTAAATAGGGAACACGATCACCAGATTGTGGTTCCGAACCTGGTTTACGTTCTCGCATCTTTACTACAACCTGAACATGTGCCTGGTTAATATTCACACTTTCCGGACTCGTAATAGAGACATTTTTACCATCAACTTTATATGTGTCCGATAGTGATTGACTCAAAATCAATTTTTCGTGGGGAACGTCACCCGAAAGAAGTTCAATAGCTCGCTCCTTCGCAAGTTCTCTGGGTGGACCGGGATCACTTGATGTGAGGACTACATCCAATAGTTCTTTACACACTTCCCTCACATGAGGTGTATTGTCTCTACGAACAACTTGGAGACCTTTGATGTCTATATAGTCCATATGCATTTGATCATCTTTTCCCTTCGTCCACAACTTGGCGGCGTATCTCTTTTTAGAGTATAGAAAGTAAGGCCAATATACCTTTTCTAACTCCAAATTGTTTGGCTTCTTGAATAGGGCACTACATTCTTCCGCGGCGCGTTCCCCAACTTCCCAACTGTATTTAACCGCATCTACCCCCTTACGATCACCCACATCGAACTCAACCATCACCGAATCAGTGTCTCCGTACCTCACCTTTGCGCCTGGGAAGTTCTCTTCTACATATTTTTTCGTCTCGTCAATCATACCTCGACCCCGACACGTTGTAGTAGAAGCAATTGGAACACATGGTAAAATACCCTTACCAGCCCCCGTAAAACCGTAAACGGAGTTCATCGAAACTTTGTAGGCCAATTGTTTACCATTGTAGACCTCTTTCATAGAACCCGTTGCTGCGGCCATATCTTTCTTGGCATTTTTACGAAATTGTTTAAGCTCTAAAAGAATACTCGGTAAAAGACTTTCAACACCTTGAGCAAACTTATATTTTCGATCCCCAATTTCGAACGTTTCGTATGTGACACCCGGAACATTTCCATAATTCTTTTCATCCATGACATACGTAGAATAACAAAGATTATGGGCCATCATGATAGAGGGATACAGTGCTTCAAAATCCAGTGCTGTGATTGGAGTGTAATACGCTCCCTTTTGTGCGTCGAGAACCGTGGCACCCTCATAGGGTTCTTCGGGTATCGCACCATAACGAATAGTTGGAACCATAAACCCCATTTCACGGGCCTTCTTCGTCAATTGACTAAATACCTTAATCTGTTGCCCTCGTTCCACAAGATAACATAACGGAACCCATGTAGCTTTTGCCATCTCTAAAAGATTCAAAAGAATACACATCTTTTTCAACAACTTGTGGGGCAGTAAAGTATCCTTAATACAATAGTCTGCAACTTCACCCAACTTATCCGGATCACCCTCGAGATATCGAGCAAACATCTCCTTTGGGGACATGTCTAATTTTTGGTCACCGATGTATAATTTTGAAACATTGTTCAAACTGTAAGAATCCAACTTGTAACCCTTCTTGACCTCGTGAAACATATCAAAAACGAAACGACCGGACATAGGGAAAAGTTTCAGAAGATTGTCCCCTAGAGCACTCGAACTCAATTTTTTCACAACAATTTCACAACTCTGATCTTTGAGCTTCCCAAGCTTGAAGAAGTTAGAGTTGCACCCACAAATAAAAGCTCGTTTGTATATGTATTCAAGATCAAAACCAAATATATTCCAACCCGTTATAATATCTACATCCTTTTCTTGTATATATTTCTGAAAAGCCTCGAGCATTTCCCGTTCAGTGTCAAAACTCCTCACATCAGGTCCACTCGTATTTTTATAACACAGACATATCTTTTCGTATGGCTCATCGGTGCCAAACTTACATAGGGAAATCGCAATCTGAAAACACGCATCCCCATTAACATCAGCATCCGGGAATTTACCTGTAGAACTGTTACATTCAATATCAAAAGATGCTACTACAAATGGTGCAATGTCATCCCTATTAACGGGTGTCAACGTAGTCCAATCATTACAAAATAGATCAATATCTACAATAGCCAGATGAGAGCGAATACATTTATCACCAGTGTCTAACCATCCTGTTGATTGTATACCAGTTCGATGCATCAGGCGAAGAACTGGGTCCAAATTTGATTCATATACTTTAGCTTTAAAAAGTCCAGAAGAATATAAATGCAGTGGACGCCTTAGAAAATAATCCACACGACGACGCGTTTGGAGATTTACAAAATCTATCTTCATAAAACGGAACATCTGATTATTTTGAAACCCCCAAACATCCTTGGAATCCATAACCGAATAAGAAATTACACATTCAGGACATTTTTCATCGATAGTTTTATAAAGTTCCTTTGCTGAAACTCTCGAATCGAGTTTAATAAAAAAGTAGGGTGTAAATGACGTGGTTACACATATGGATTTCCCACTTTCCGTTTTACCAAAAATACTTATCAAATGTTCGTCGTCTTCATCACGAGCTTCCCAAGTCAGAGCCTGAAAAACTACCATATGTTTATTATGAGCCAGATTTTTAATATCATTTATTAATAAATGTCAGCTGCTTTAATCGAACTTGTTTCGGTAGGTGCCCAGGATGTCTATATCACAGGAGACCCAGAGGTCAGCTTTTTCCGTCAAAATTACAAACGACACACCAACTTTGCCATGAAGCCAGAGCGCTTAGATTACATCGGCACATTCGGTGCGAATAACGAAGTCACTATCCCCATCCGCTCCAAGGGTGACCTCATGAGCTACATATGGATTGAAGACGCCAATATCGCTGGTATTGACAATAACAGTAACGGGTTATTTTCAGGAAATGCATCGTCTCCAACCGAATTCCAGTTGTGGATCGGTGGACAAATGGTGTGCACGCTCGACTCCCTTTTTATTCAGGGTGTTCACAACCCCCTTCTCCGTGACAATGCTGCAAAGGCTTCTGCGACTGTCACCACTAACACCCAAAAAACCAACCACGGTGGAAATCATTACATGGTTCCCTTCTTCTTTGGTGAAGATTGGACTAAATCCCTTCCTCTCGTTGCTCTCCAGTATCATGAAGTTGAAGTTCGCATCAAATGCCGTGATGGGTACACCCCCGATGGAACACCAAAGGTATATGGTAACTACATCTACTTAGATACAGATGAACGTAATTTCTTTACAGAGAATGATCATGAAATCCTTTTTACCCAAACACAATACCAGCCAGCCACTAACACAGACACCAATATGGATCTCAGTTACTTTAACCACCCCGTGAAATCTCTTCACCTCGTATCAGGAAATGCTACATCTTCCAACTGGGACTCCGAGTTCACGTTTTCAAAGTCTTCTCTTTACATCAATGGCGTTGCTCTATTTGAAGATACATCCCCAGTGTATCACCACAACGTCGTTCCCGAAATGCACAGCACGGATCTCCCCGATGATGTTCTCTTAGATCTCCCCACCTTCACATGGCCATTCTGTCTCAACTTGAGCAAGATGCAGCCCTCTGGAACCCTAAACTTCTCGCGCATCGACAATGCCAAACTCTCGATTGTTGGACCAACAGGTGGCAACGCACTTCACCGCGTTTATGCAGTGAACTACAATATCCTCCGTATCAAGAATGGTATAGCCGGTGTCGCATTCGGTAATTAAATCCCGCTTATTGTAAATGAAGGTAGCACCCAGTGACTACCTTAAATGGTACAGACCACCGGATTCGCCGCCGGCGCCGTCGATCGCCTAAGTGAAATCATAACCGATGGAAGTTAAGATAATGTCTAAACGAAAAGCAAAACTGTCTCGTAAAATTGGTAGTATCAAAGTACCAATTTTACGCGAGTGTATAGACACTGAATTTTCTTTATTTTCTATTCAACCCCAAATTTTTTTGACTCAAGGATTTCCTTAGTCTTCTCATACATCCTTGTACCGTGGAAGGTTTTATCCTTCACTTCATCCCAAATCTCTAGACGACCCTCCAAAAAGGATACAAAACTATCTGGGTTTCTCGAAGACCTGTAACGAACCCTCTCACCCCCAAGAGATTTGTTCATCGCATCTACACGAGAATCCATTGATTGTTGTAGACACTGTTCAGGTGTGAGACGAGTTGAAACTTCATTTTTATTTTTACCAACCATTTACTATTTATAATAGTAAATTCTTTATACTCATGAACAAACATGACCACCTTGTAGACCATAATTGTTTACAGGGTAGTGATACCGACAATAATGATACCCACATTTATGGCAATAAGCTGTTCCACCACCCTTCACACAACTGCCCCGAAACCACGGTGCAGTGCAACAACCGATAGAACTATCAAATACCACACTAGTGATGTCAATTGTAGCTTTTGTCGCAGCAGTTGCAGTTGCTGGATCAACCATATTTTACTTTAGTTTTTTTATTTTTTTTCTGGAGCAAGGCGCCTCTTGATATCAAAGCCTATACGTCCCGTTGAAAATATAGAACATACACAAGCACCTAGGAGCATCGCCATCATTGGTGGTGGACCCTTGGGGAGAGGACCCAACTTTTGAATAACATTGACAAACATAAACATACAACAAACAAACGAACCAATCGTCGAAAGACGCAATGGTGTTTTGACATTATACATCTCTGAAGTAGTTGGTAGTAAATCCATCCCTGGGATAGATGGAAGGAGATCAGAAACCCCGGGTATCATTAAGATAGGAAGCATTTAATGTATACACATATTTAAAAATCCGAATACTTAATTTTGTATCCCTCTGTGGTAGGGGTATCTTCACTGTCTGGGGATGATTCTTCTACGGGTGCGGGACCCGCACTGGGACCCGCACTGGGACCCGCACTGGGACCCGCACTGGGACC